CTTTTCTTGTAGATCCTTTTGCAGCATCAACCACATCTTTGCTTTGTTTTGCAACTTCCTTAACTGCTTTTTTTACATCTTTAAGTTCTTGTTTTACCCTTTTTGCTCTTTGTTTTACTTCTTTACCTGTCGCAACAACCTTTTCATCAAATGTTGTCAAACTCCAAAAATAAACCCATAAATCTTTAAAATACTGCTTTGTAATTTTCCACATAATTTATAATTTAATATTTATACCTGTTTTTATTTCTTGTATTTCTTTACCCCAATATGATTGATAATTATATTCAGTAAATAAACCAAACCATTTATTTATTCTAAATCCAAAAACAATTCCGGATTTTATATCTACCCACTTGTCATCTCCAATAAAATTATCATAAGAATAACGATTATCACCATCTAATAATTTATGGTGAGGTAAAACATTTATAAATCCATGAATCCAAATGTTTTTACGATAAAAATAATAATCTAATGCTGCAATGCTTGATAAATATGTAAATTCACCTATTTTAGACAGTTCTACTGCATTATAATTATTAACTAATGTTCCGAAGTGTAAACGTCTATAATCTTCGTCAGAACTCGCTATTTGCACTCCATTTTGATCATACCAAAAATAGTCATAACCTATTACGTTGCCTTGAAGATCTACTTGTTGAAAAACTTGGTCTGTATGTCCAAAATCATAACTTAATAACCACCAAGGATTGCCATCATCAAAATATTTTTGTATTGGATTAAATCCATATGCAACGGGATTTGTTCTTGCAACTGCACCAATAGAAAAATTTAATCTTTTACCAATAGGTAATTTAAATCTTAAATCAACAGAATTATATTCAATATCTACTATTTCATTTTTTAAATGTTCTGCTTTAGCAATATAAAATTTACCAACATATCTTACAAAATAATTATTATTTGTAAACTCCATTCCTTGCTGTCTGCCAGAAGAAATATTTACAAGATATTCTAAACCATCAACGCTACCTATATTAGCATTTTCTGATGCACTTTTGCTTTCATTTCCAGTATAAAAATTAACTCTATCTTGATAACCAAATCTTGATATTTTTCTTATTCCAAAATTAAATGCAAAGTTGTTTGGGTTCCTTACAGTTGTTTCAATTAACTCACTAGATTGCGTTACATAAAATGTTTGATTACCTTGTAAGCTGTTAGCTTCAGAATAGCTAACGTAAGGTGTTGAATATTTGAATATTTTTTTTAATAAATTATCTTTTTTTTCTTGACCGTTTGCGCTTATGCTTACGATAATTGCAAATAATACACTTATTAATTTTTTCATCTTTTGGTTTATTAATTAATTTTATTGTTAGTGATACTGCAAATCCCCCAAGAGTAGTTGCTAATAAATCTTTAGTATCAAATTTACCATATTGTATATAATCCAAAGTTTCTTTACCAAAACCCACAACAAATGATGTTGCTATTGGCAAATCTACTGTTTTATAACCAGTATAACCAGAAACAACTCCAGCACCAAAATGATAATATTTGTCTTTTTGAATTTGCCCAAAACATAAACTAACTAGAAACGTTGCGATAATAAAACATCGATATTTTCTAACAGTTGGTCTCTCCAATTTTCTGGTTTTATTTTTAAACTTATATCTCCCTCAAACTTTATTACTTCTTCACCATCATTATATAAAATAACTGTTGGCAAAAATTTAACATTTTCATTTGCAAAAACATTTGGGTTTTCACTCATGTAAAATGATTGTAAATTATATTCTTTAAACTCAGTTAAAGATATATCATCAATAAATTTAGCGCTGTAATAAATTACAGTGATGTCATCTTTATTTTGCGAATTAGTCGCAACCGTTACAAAAAATGCAATTAGGATTATTACACATCTCATTTAATTTTTACTTATTTGATATAATCTTTCGTCTATCTTATTAAGTTGTTCTTTTATTTCGTCAACAGATTTTTCTAGTCCTTCAACCTTTTCGTTTGTATTTGATATGTTAGAACGAATCAGATCGTCTTTGTAAGTCCATTCTATTTTAGATATTTCAGGTGCTGGTAATTCCATTGCTTTTGCTATGTCTGATTTTAAAGCAAAATACATAGAAACTAAAGCAACTGTGAACCCTAATATTGTTCCTATTGTTTTTAAATCTAATTTAATTTCAGTGTTTTCGCTTATTTTTTGTGCCATTTTAATTTGTTTGTTCTACTTTATTTTTTAACTCAATAATTCCTTTTATATATGTTCCATCTTCAGCATCTTCTTGTGAATAGTTAATGCTTTCAACTTCTGATCCATAAACGTTAAAATTATCAGAGCTTAAATTAAAATAACCTGCTGATCTAGTTCGTAACAAAGATACACAATCTGAAACTAATTGATTCGCAATTAAATCACCTCCAACATCTGCACTAAATTTAGTTACACATTCAATTCTTGTAATTACTTCTAACATGTATTTATCTGCATTTTGATCTATTTCATTAGTGCTTAAAGAATAAATCCAAATATATGGTGAAGATTGATTGCTTGGCACTCTGTTAAATATAGGAACAATACTTGAATTGCTAGTAATATTGCCATTTAAAGCAGTATAAATTTTTGCTCTGATAAAATGGATTGCTTCATTCATGATTTAGTTATTTTATTTATTTTTATTTGTAAGTTTTTTAAACCAAATCTCATTGCATCTCTAATTGAATTAAAAAAATAAGGTTGAGGTTTTTGTCTGCTAGTGCCAAATTCTACATGTCCAGCGTAATCCATTTCTGCAGCTACATAAACACTAGTTACATATTTACCAGACATTTCTTGACCTAAATGAATAGATCTTTTCAAATCACCAGTTTTTACTGGTACACGCCTTTGTGCAATTTTAACTGCATTAGCACCAGTGTTTTGGATTCCCTTTTTAAATTCATCTGCAGCAAACATTTTTAATCTATTCATTTTTTTATGAAATTGATTTATTGTTTTTTTATCTGCAGTAATAGAAAATTGTTTCATTAAACTAGTGTGCCTGTTATAGTTATATATTTATCAATTTGGCTTTCATAAACATCATTCACTCTATAAGGCGAAGATCCATCTATTTTAAAAGTAAAATCTGTATCATCAATTAAATCAAAAGATTTTTTTCTCAATACAACCTCAACTTCTTTATATTTTTTTCTTGATCCATCACCCATAATAAACTCACCTTTTTTTTCTTTAGCAAAACCCCATAAAGTGGCATCAGTGCTAGTTGAACCAGTAAACCCTCCGTATCCATCTGCAGTTTTAGTAGTTGTTAAAACTTCAATTCTATTTTTTAGTTTGCCAGGATTCATACAAACATATTTTTATATGATGCTAAAACTTTTTTAGTTTCAGTTGGCACTAAATTAACTTCTGATCCAACAACATAATCAGATCTATTTTCATACAAAGTTGCAACTAATTGTAAAATCACTTGCGTTAAAAAGTCATCAGACAAGCCAGATGTTATATAAGTAACTTTCACTTTTTCAGCATAACCATCTAGATCAATTGTTTCATTATCTAATCCAACAGATGTATATCCAGTAAAAGCAGTTCCATCAATTGTTACTGATTCAATGCTTGATATTGGGCCAAAAGGTATATCAAATATACCAGATGTTTTAGGCACATAATAAGTTCTATTTTTAGCAACAATATCTCTACTAATATAATTTTCACACCAAATCCTTGCTTGTTTTATTAAGCGTTCTATAATGGCATCATCTGCTGATGTATCTATTCTTGCAAATGATTTTACAGCGCTTAACCCTACAATTTCTGATCCTGTTGTTGAATTAATTTTAATTTGTCGCATCTTTTGTTTCTTTTGATACCTTTAATTCTTTTGTTTCTTTTTTTACTTTAGATTCTTTTTGAACTAATTCACCCCAACCTTTGCTAATCCATTTGTCTTTATTAGCTTTATTTATTTCAATAATTTCACCAGCTGGTAGATCTTTTCCGTCAACATTCATTGACATTAATAATTTAATTTTCATAATATAAATTTTTTGTAAAGATAAAAAAAAAGTGCCACTATGATTTATAAGTGGCACTAATGAACTAACTCTATAATTTATGAAATCAGTGCAAAGTTATTAAAATTTTTTTTGTACTTACCTTCAAGTGAAACTCTGATTGATCTCTGCTCTTTGTTTTTGATAATAAAAAATCCATTTCCCTTTTCATACCATAGAGCAAAAAAATCAACATCTTTAAGTGAATAACCACCAAAATCTCTTTTTAAAACGCATTGCATTGATTTTTGTTTTTCAACTCTATGTAATCCCAGATATTTAATTTGTATTTTAAATAAGACATTATTTTTTTCAATAATGCAATCATATGCGCTAGAATCTAACAGGGGCATACTTACATTAAAATCATTTTTCATTGCCATTACAGCAAACATATGTTCAGCAAAACACCCCTTTTGATTTTGATTCATATTTACAATATAGTAAAAAAAAAGATGGGTGCTTTTACACCCACCTTTCAACTAACTAAAAATCAAACAAACTCTGTTATGAAACAGATTTTTTTATGTCCTGAATTTCATGTAACTTTTCCAGAATCAAAATTCTTTTTGTTGGAGATAATCTTTCCCAATCATCACCAATCATAGTATTTATAAATAATTCTAATTCGATTTCATTCCACTTCATCCCATTTGCTGTGTTCTAAAATTACTAATGCTATTATAACAAAAACAATTAATGTCAAAAGATCTTCTATAATAAATGATCTAACTGCTAATGCAAAAAAAATCATTGCTAAATAAAAACCTATTCTTTTATTACTGATATTTTCCATTGTAACATTTTTTGATTTTGTTCTTGTCTTGATAAAGATTCCCAACCCTCTTGTAATGAGGGGTGGTTTATCTTTCTTAATTTTCTTTTTAATTTAATATTATG